GGGATATGAAGGTGGGCAACCAGGCTGCGTATATGGCTATTGGTATCACGAAGGAACAGGCGTGGGAGTGGGAGAACGTCACGAAGGGGAACCCTGCCCGCACTGACTTTATCAAAAAAGTTCGCCAGTTCTGCGGTGTTTTTCGTGAGGGTCTTATGCAGGACGGCAAGGTGAACCCTGTCACGGGTATATTCTGGCAGAAGAACTATGACGGCATGAAAGACCAGACAGAAATGGTACTCACTCCGAACAATCCTCTGGGAGAGCAGAAGGACATGAAAGCCCTTGAGCAGAAATACCTTGAGAGTGCCTATGACGGCTCAGAAGTCGCAGAAGGGACTTTTACAGAAATCGCAGAAAGCCCAGAAGGGGCAGAAGGGCAGAAAGACTAATTTCAAAAGTCGCAGAAGGAGCAGAAGGGCGGAAACCCCTGCCCGCCTGCTGCCTGCCCTGCGGCAGACCTGCCCGCCCTGGCTGCGGGGTTTCACCATGCTTTCAAGGCGTGGGACAGGGACAGACCGCCAGCCGCCCGTGATGCTGTCTTGTTGCCTTGGTGCAGACGTGGGACGCTCTGCGCCATTCTGCGCCCCTCTGCGGGCTTTTCTGTCCGTCAAGGTATAAAGTATAGCCCCGCCCGGCTTGCGCCCGTCCTGGACGGCTCTGCGGGGCTGTGAGGGCATACAAACAAATAGACATAAAAGAACCCCGGCAGGCTGTGAACCTGTCCGGGGTTTCGTGTGTTATAACAAACGCAAGCGGGGGCGGCTGTGGTGCTTCCAGTAGTCTACAAGCCGTTGCACCTCTGCGGGGCTGTACATGGGTATATTATACAGTTGCAAGCCTGCCGGGGTCATGTAATAGCCCTGTCCATAGCGGGGCAGGGTTTCGCACCCTGGCAAGCCTAGAATATTACGGCTGTCTTGCTTGCTGCGGGTTCTGAGTCCTACCCGGCTATCAAAGTTTACTTTTATAGGGGTAGGGATAACAGCGGATAGCGGGCACTGTGTAGCGGCTATAATATGCACGTTTGCCGCTCTGCCTATCTGTGCAAGGCGTTGTATAAGCGGTTGCACCTGTTTTTTGTTAGTTGTCATTAAGTCCGCTAATTCATCTATAACCACATAGACCGCCCCGCCGCTATAGTTCTTTTCGTAGCGGCTCTGCATAGCCTTGTAGCGGCGTTCCGTGGTATCCATGGCATATTGTAACGCTTGCACCATGCCCCCCGGTTCACTGGCATATTTTAGCGTATGCGGTAGTGGCTTATAGTCTACAAGTTCAACCCGTTTCGGGTCTATAAAGATAAATTGTATGGCGGCGGGGCTGTCTTTCAATGCCGTTGTGATAATGCCATTTATAACTACGCTTTTACCGCTGCCCGTTGCACCTGCTACAAGTAAATGCGGCTGTTTTAGCATATCTGCAAATAGATTGTAATAGCTGCCGGGCGGCGTTTCCCATGTCTTTTTAAACAATGTTTTATACCTCCTTATATAAGAATACCCCGCACGGCGGCGGGGCTTCTCTCTGTTAAAATTTCGGGGCTTCCGGGTCTGATTCTCTCCACCCTATAGGCTTATAGCCTACACCGTGCAAGAATGCACTATACAGCATATTAAGCACTTCAACCCGCTGCCGTGCGCTTCCTTTGATTCTGCTAAAATCTACGCAAGTTTTGAAGCGTTCCCGCTCTTCCTGGGTTAAACGTTGCCACGTCCACCCGTTGACAATAACAGTATTAAAATAATTATATACGGCGTTCGTGTTCGCAACGTGCAACGCACGTTTTGCAATTATCGTATTTAATCACAGCTTACACTCTACTTTGTGCATTTTGCTATTGTATGCGGTTCTTTCTGTGGTGCAGGTTTGAAAGCCTACACTTTCCAGACCCCCGGCAAAATGCCGGGACGCTTGCGCCCTAACTGGCTATTTATACACGGCGCAACGTGTGTTATTAGTTCTCTTCTTCCTCTTCTTCCTCTTCTTCAAACGCTCCATCTTCTTCCAGGTCATCTAATGCGGCGGTTATTGCCTGCCCTAACAGGTAGCAACGGATTGTAACGTCCATAGCTTCCGCGCCCTCTTTTAATACGTCCGTTCCATCCTGTCCGAACTCTTCCAGGGCTTCCGCTAATAAATCCCAGTTATGCGCTAATGCTCTTTCCGCTTCCCATGCGTTGCAATAGTAAGACCCGGAAGCGTTACCCGTGACACTGTCACACGTCCAAAGGTCATCGTTTAATTTCTCTTCCAGTCCGTCACGGTCACCCGCCCATTCTGTCAAGTCAATCTCCTGCTCTACATAATCTCGAACGTCTGCGGTTACATGCTTTAAATAATCATACATAATTGTTTACCTCCTATTTGTTTGTGCTGCCCTGGCGGGCGGCTGTGGTTTCAAACTTGTCTATCAAGTTTTATCTTGATACAAGTATACCAAGATATATCTTTATTGTCAAGATATTTCTTGAAATTCTTTCAAACTTTTTCACCACGTCCCGCCGCTCTGCCTGTGGTGCAGGCTGTCCCGGTCATCCTGCGGACAGACCCCCGGCGGGGGATATAGACCCCCGGCAGCCGGGGCGGGTGAGCCTGGAAAATCCCGCAAAAATAAAAAAGATTCAAGATATAACTTGACAAGATAGAACTTTAATGCTATCCTTATCTTGAACAGGAGGAAAACGTATGACTTCAAAAGAACTAATTAAGACTCTGATGACAGAGCATGATATAACGAATGCTGAGATGGCAAAGACCCTGGGCATTACGCAGGCGGCTCTTTGGGATAGACTGAATCCGAAGAAGAGCGATAACACTACAGTTGCAAAACTGGGTGATATGTTGAGTGTTATGGGATATAAAATTATGGTTGTTCCCGATGAAACGCCTATCCCCGAAGGTGGATATGAGGTTGGTCAGACAGACATGGTAGGGTAAAATCGAATTTTTCACTAAGTTTTTATAGTAAAGACTCTACTAAGAAAACTTATACAGATTTTATGATTTACCCTACCACGCTAAGAGAAAGGATGGTGAAACCATGTTCTATATTTTATTCTGCTGCCTGTGGTTCCTGTGGTGGTGTATTAAATCCTTCTTCTGGCTTTGTGCATGGGTCACCTGGAATATCGTAGTCAGACCTGTGGCATGGTGTTTGTGCCTGCCCTTCAAGTTAATATGTAGCCGTAAGTGAGTTACGGTTTTGTCCAATGGGACTGTCTTAATTGACGGTTCCATTTTTTTTGTTTACGGAGGTATGTATGGATTATAGTAAAATGAAAAGCAGCATTGACCGGGCTATCTTAAAAAGTCCGCTTGATGTTGCAGCCTATGATGATAAATTTGCCCTGTGCCGTGACTATGAGGGTACAGAGTTCCGACTGGCTCACGAATGGAACCAGGCTTTGCAGGAGGAAATCAGAGCGGGACTGAAACTGGCAGTAGATACCAGGGATTTTAAGACGGCAGAGGAATTTGACAATCTGCTTTTTCGTTCCTTGCTCTTTTGTGCGCCCCATTATTTTGACGCATACTTACAGGCAGTAGAGTATGGTAAGCCGCTTGACAAGAAATTCTACCTGCCCCGCCGTCATTATCTTAGACGATATGTGGAAGGATACCAGGAAGTTTTTGAGGGAAAACTGGACTTTCTGTCCATTTCCATGCCGAAACGATGTGGTAAGTCTCAGCTTGGTATCAACTTTACGAATATGCTTTCTGGTAAATTTCCAGACCGTTCTACGCTGATGGAGGGTACAGGTGATGACCTTGTTCAGTCTTTCTACAAAGGTTGCCTTGAGTACATTCAGCAGCCGAACGATTATCATTTTTATGATATTTTCCCAGAGAGTAAACTGGTACAAACCAATGCCGATACGAAGGTCATTAACCTTCTGCATAAGTCCCGATTCCCTACGGTCATGTGTCGTTCCATTGACGCACGGCAGGTAGGTCTTTCGGAAGCAACCAACCTTCTTTACCTGGATGACTGCGTAGAGGGACGTGAGGAAGCGAAGAACAGACAGAGACTTGATGACAAGTGGGAGGTTATTTCGGGTGATATTATCGGACGTGCTATTGAGGGTACGCCTATCGTTATCTGCGGTACACGATATTCTCTATATGACCCTATCGGTCACTTGCAGGAAGAAATGCGGAAGCAGGGTAAGCGGTGCAAAATCATTGAAACCCCTGCTCTTGACCCCGTGACGGATGAGAGTAACTTTGAATATATTCGTGAGGGCAGGAAGGTTTTCACCACGCAGTACTTCCGTGACCAGAGAGAAATGCTTTCGGCAGAGCAGTTTGAGTCTGAGTTTCAGCAGCAGCCGTTTGAAGCGAAGGGCATTCTTTTCCCGGAAGCGTCCTTGAACCGATATTTTGAACTCCCTGTAGACCGTGAGCCAGACAGTATCATTGCTGTCTGCGATACTGCGGACAAGGGCGCGGATTATTGTTCTATGCCGATTGCTGCGGTGTACGGAGATGAGGTCTACATTGTGGATGTAGTGTTCGATGACTCCCCGCCAGAGGTTACGAAGCCAGAGTGTGCAAAGGCTCTGATGGACAATCTTGTGGTGGCAGGAACCTTTGAGTCGAATAATGCAGGTACATACTTTGCCAGGGATGTACAGCAGATTTTGACTGACCGAAAGTATGTCTGCAATATCCGAACGAAGAGGACTATCAGCAATAAACAGACCCGTATCGAGTTCGCTTCTGATAACATTATCAAACACTTTTACTTCAAAGACCCGTCACTCTATGCACGGAACAGTCAGTATGCCATGTTTATGAAGCAGGTCACAACCTACACCCGGTCTGGTAAAGTGCCGCACGATGACGCACCCGACTCTCTTTCTCTGCTTGAGAATGAACTGCGTGGACTGGTTGGAGCGAAGGTTGAAGTGTTCAAAAGACCGTGTTAATTTACGCAAAAACTCTTCATACCTATTATCAAGAAATCTCTTGAAATAACCATTGAAGAGTGCTATAATTACAATAGAAATATTAGGATTGGAGGTGGCTTGCGTGTCTTTCGGTTTATACGGTAGACGCATGATAAAGTCTGATGAAACCGAAGTGACCGTTGAGAACGTGGTTGCGATTCTCAATAAGGCACTTCCTTATCACTGGGAGAATCGCAGTGAAATTCAATATCTGTGGTACTACTACAGAGGATTACAGCCGATTCTCAACCGTGAGAAACAGGTTCGTCCAGAGATTTGTAATAAAATCGTGGAGAACCGGGCGAATGAGATTGTGTCCTTCAAGTCTGGCTATTTGATGGGCGAACCTCTACAGTATGTTTCCCGTGGTAACGGTGATAACTTATCTGACGCAATCAATCAGCTTAACGAATTTGTGTTTGCCGAAGAGAAGCCTGCAAAGGATAAGGAACTTGCTGACTGGTTCCATATCTGCGGTACGTCTTTCAGAATGGTTCTTCCAGATGAGGGCGTAGATGAGGACGATGACTCTCCATTTGAAATCTACACACTTGACCCACGAAACACTTTTGTAGTGTACAACAACGGTCTTGGAAACAAGCCGCTTCTGGGTGTCAAGTATGTGGTGGATGACAACGGCATAGTTCATTATAGTTGCTACTCTGACCATGAGTATTTTGAGATTGTAGAATCTCATATCATCAAGGTAGAGCCGCACATTCTGGGTGATATTCCCATCATCGAATATCCTCTGAACATTGCCCGTATCGGTGCGTTTGAGTTGGTTATCCCGCTCCTTGACGCAATCAACCTTACGGACAGTAACCGCCAGGATGGTGTTGAACAGTTCATCCAGGCACTCATGCTTTTCCATAACGTAGACATTTCGTCTGACGATTATGAGAAGCTGAGAGAGGAAGGGGCTATTAAGTTCCGGGATATTGACCCTC